ATTTTTAACTCTCGTTGAATTGCTCTTTATAGGTATTGTTGCTGCTACTTTCATATGTATCGTTATAACACTTAGGGCATAACTGACCACATCCTTCTATGTAATAATATCTCATATCAATATGAGTAAATTCATCATATTGAGTATCTGTATCACATATAACACATTTGTCTTTCATAATTAACACTCTCCGCGAACTCCCGGGTCTATATTATATTTATCAAACAACGGAGATAACTCATCTTTATATATAGACGTTTGCCATCGGGAAGGTTTACCGTAAGAGCCACCGTGAAGAGCAGTACTTGTATATGGAAAAATAGTAGAATTATAGTGAGTAGAACCTCCTGGAGCTATCTTATCGTTACTCTGATCCCAGAGGTATAATCCGTTTAAGTTTTTGTGCTCGCGAGCTGATACAGAACCACGCTCTTCTGCATCTAAAAAACTTTTAGGTTCATATGAAACCATGTGGTTTACTAATGATTGCTTTTCCCATAACGTGGCTTGAAGACTATACAAATAATGACAATCAAACGGTATTTGATATAAGTTTAACTCTTTATTAACTGGCTTAGGCTCTAGAGATGGATCAATACCAGATTTCATTAACCGGATAAAGTCAAATTTAGACTCTCTTAAATACGTAACCATATTTTGTATATAATCCTCGTTAACGTAATCGTAAAGGATAAAATCTTCTAAAGAAAATAAAATAATATCACTTTCTACATGACACAGACTCTCTACTAGTCTCTTATAAAAAGGGTCTTTCTCGTTATTAATAATTTGTTTGCAATAGGTTGGAATTTTCTGGCATTTTTTATTGATTAAAACTGCATGTTTAAAAAACGGAGCCATGGTTTCATATTGTCCGTAATACATAGGCCAAACATCATCATAACTCGAATGGGTCCATGTCGTAACAACTAAGTCTTCAATCATAAATCTAGATCCTTTATACCTTTATTTCGTTCTAAGTTTATCGCAATTGCGTAATCATCCTTATTATCAGGTTTTCTATCGTTGATTAATACTCTCTTACCACCACCAATACCCATAATTAAGGTATCATAAATAATACCTACTTCCTGTAACTGTTTTTCGGTACTCTTACGAGCACTTTCTTTTCTTCCTGTAACTAAAATTATTCTATAACCGGATTTTTCCCATTCTAAAAGCTTTTGAATAGTACTATTCAATAAACGCATTTTATGATCAGGTTTTTGTATCTGGCTAGGGTTGCAGTGTTCTACTAATGTACCGTCAATATCACAAAATATAGTATATGGTCGTTTATCTATCATATAAATACAGTTTCACAATTAATATTAGATAAAATATCTGTTTTTATTTCATTATTATATACACCAGCCTTCAAAATTACAACTGGTTTGTCCACATGTTTTAAGACATGTGGAGATTTACATATTAAATTAGTACCGTACAGTCTTTTTTCCTGCTTAGTAGTATCATTATCTATAATGTTATTAATTTTATTTTCATTTAACCCGAAGTTAATTAGGTATTGAGAGAAAATATGTGCACCGAAAAGAAAAACTGACGATTTGTCGTATGGATCAATTATAGTATTAATTGAAGTAGCTTGACTTTTAATACTATCAACAAACGAGTCGAAAATATGTTTGTTTTTTGTAAAAAGATCTTTACATAGAGGTATTTCTTTTATAGATAAATCTTTTTTCGCAGCATAAAATATACTATGATCGTTTCTAAAATATTGTTTCTCTATAATTTTAAATTGAAACCTAGAAAGTAAATTCTCAATATAAGGTTCAGTAATCCAACCCGGGTGTTCGAAGTTAAGACAGTTCGTATAATTACGTTTGAGCATTTCTTCCATATTAGGAACAGAAAATATAAGGTGGTCTCCTTCTCTTAGTATATTCGATTTATGACTTACGAAAGAATCATAATCATAAAGATGTTCTAAAACATGAGAGTGTACAACTGTGTCATAAGTTTTCTTTGTGTTGAAGTTTTTATCAAAAAATCCTCGAATAAGAGTAACGTTAAGAGAGTCAGATATACTTGGATTAGGTTCAATTATAGTCCAATCAACCCCTGGCGATATATTTAAATAATTTTGAGCTAATTGACCATGACCACCACCAATTTCTAATACAGTTTTGGGGTTAAATTTTGATATGAAGTTAGAAAACTCTAAATGATGCTCGTTCCATATACGACCTGTACTACCAGACCCATGAGATTTCGCATAAACAATATCTAGTGGTAATAGCGGGTTTAAATAAATAAATCCTGACGACTTATCTATATACCAGTTCATATCTTCTTTTAAATCTTGAGATGATAGATCGTTGGTACACCCCATATAAACAGGAAATTTCTTATAACACTCTAAAAATAATGAGTTATCTTTTTTTATAAACGGGCTAAGTTCTCTACTTATATAATTCATTTAATTTTTCATTAATTTTTAATTTAATGTAATTATCTATATCAGGTTTAATACTTAAAAAATCAGGCTCAGAAAAAACATAATGACCACAAATTCTTATTAAGTCCTTTTTTTGTTTATGTGGATTAAATGATTTATTAACCCACTTTTCCCACCTACGAGATTTAAAACAAATATCCCAAAAAATATCTAAGTTAATATCTGATTCTAAATAACAATTTGTTTCAATTAGCCCAAATTCTGGTGCAATATTAATAGAATCTAAACCGATTGACATTTTTTCTTTTATAACTTTGTGATCAATATAATCTCCGTTATGTTCTTTAGAGAATAAGTTGTGCTTTTTAGCAATCCTTACCATATCAGATAATCTATTCTTATCGTATGTTCCGGTATTAACATTACCTTGTAGAGAGGTACCAGATTGTATAACAATGTATCGAATTTGGTTGTATACGTTTATATCAATATTGCGCTTTAGGTCAATTATAAATCTATCTACTTCGTTAACTGTAAATTTTCTTATAGACTCTTCTGTTCCAATCTCATATTCTATTGCAGGGTTCTGCTCGTAGCAAAAATTTAACATTTTTATAGTCTGTTGTAACCCTTCATTATAAGATGAATATTTTTTCCACGGATCTATATGTATCATAGAAAAATATTTGCAATCTTCTTCTAGAGATTCAAAACCATCATCCTCCAATTGCCCTTGACTTGGACCAGCATGATCTCTTTTAATTATAATATTATCACAGTCTTGTTTAAATAATCTGGTAGTCCAATTATTTACATAACCTCCATTTTTGTCTATTTGCCGTCTTGACGGTATAAACCCGACTTTATTTTCTCCGTTGTTAAATTCTATACAACAGTCAACTATGTTTTTTGACATAGGACCTATATAAATGTTAGGGTATTTTTTCACTTTAAACTATTATATAAATTTAACTTTCCAAAATTAAACAAAAAATCCCTAAAGGGGTAACTATGTAAAGGAGCCATGTTAATCCAAATTAAAGATGTAAGAACATCTACCTTTTTATAGTCTAAATTATTTTTCAATATAAAATCTTTTAAGATTTTTTTACATCGTATTAATGTAGAATTGCATAAGATGAAACAATCTTCAGGTAAGTGGTTAAATTGCTTGTTGTGTACAATATCATGATTAACAGTTAAGTTGTGATTAAGTTTAGCTAAGTCATAATAAATATCTCCTGCATCTAAATTACCACCAAAGTCTTGCCTCCAGTCAATAAGAGAAAATTTACCATCTTTTTCAATGATATTATCTAAGATAAAATCTCCATGAAATGTAGAAGCTAAACCATCACACAACCAGTCTATATCAATTAGTTCGAGTAACTCAGTTACAGGTGGTACATTAATTCCATTTATTAATTGCTCTTTATCAGGCTCGCTTTTAAGGTAATCATTAACTCGTTTTTTAGTTTTGTTGAAATAAAAATTAAAACATATATCTTTAATGTCTTTTTCTCTGTCAATATCCCACAAATTCTCTAATGACCACTGCAAGAGGGAATTAAATAACGGTTCGTTTACTGTTCTTGCTAATGTATTACCTTCTGCTTTTACATACTTGTAAAAATTGTCTGTATAATCTAACAAATCAGGAACCACCCCACTTAATTGCTGACCACGCAATGCTCTATTTTTATTAATTACTGAATCTGTAAAAAACTTAATAACAAACTCATCAAATATAAAAACTGATTCGTCTTTTTTGTCTAAAACACTTAAGTCAGTTTTAAAATAAGAGTTAGTTTTAAATAATTCAGTTGTATTACCTGTATCAAACCATTGCTCAGCTTCTATAAACTTAAAATAAACATCACTAAGCATGTTATTAATAACATGTACATCAGATAAGTTACTATTGTTAGGGTCTTTATTATAAATATCTTCTAATTCTCGCCAAAACAACTCAAAGTCTTTTATACCGCTAACTCCTACATATGGATAATCAAAATTTAATTCTCCTTTAGGTTTAATTTTGTTAATAATATTATTTTTCGTAATTAAGGTCGCGTATTGAGATGAATCTTCCTTATGGCAACCAACACAAAAATTATCAGTGAATTCTACCTTAAACTCCGGTAGTATAGTATCTGTTGCGTGATATATAAACGGGCATTGTAAATATTCTTTCGCTTGAAGCAAGGAATAACCAAGACTACTACCAGGACCGCTATAGTTATCAACCTTTACATACTCAATTTTTTTATCTGGGTATGCGAGTTCGAGGAATTGCTTTACATACGTACCAAAATAACCTATAGTGACAACAAAATTTGTATCTTTTGGGTAAGATTCTATAATATGAGAGATTACCGGTTTATTACCTATACTTACTAACGATTTATTAGTAAAGCTAGTTACGTCTCCTAAGCGACTTCCAATACCGCTTGTCGTTATTAGTACTTTATGTCTCATTACTCTCGACCGTAATCATCCTCAACACGAACGATATCATCTTCTCCAAAATATGTTCCTCTTTGGACTTCAATAAAAATTAAATCTTTATTACCAGTGTTTCTTATTTGATGTTTAGCTTTTAACGGTATATATAACACAGAAGATGAATCTATTTTTTTAATTTTATCATCAAGTTTAAGCTCACCCTCGCCTTGAACTACAATCCAAACCTCCTCTCTTTTAAAATGGTATTGATAGCTCGGTGCGCTATTAGGTTTAATAATTATTTTCTTAACTTTACATAAATCCTCGTCAAGTAAATTTTCAAAACTACCCCATGGTCTTTTTTCTTTATAATTCATTTTTAATTATTACCATATACAGGTTTTTTGATCTAACCCGTTTAAATAACCACGATTATTGTTAGTTAACCAAGGGTTAATAGTAGACCCTATATCTAAATATGTATTATTTGGATTTATGAGATGCAACTGATGAGCAAGTATATTACCTAGTGGGCCAGCGGAAAATAAAAACAACTGATTATTTTCTTCTTTTGCTAACTTAATAAATGTTTTTATAGTCTTAGTAAGTTTAGGATTAATCCACGCTCCAATAGATATTGGGTAGAAAATATTACATTTAAACGGTAGCTTCTTATTAGTTCCTTGTTCGTTTCCTATAAGAATTACCCTACCAGACCAACTATTAAATTCCGGAAAAAAATGTTCTTTGAAAAACGGATAGTTGTTATTAACAAACAGATTTGCCCAAGTAAGGTTTTTAGTTTTGGCGGTATCTCTCATCCATTGAACACCGTCCATAGGGTTACAACACGGACACATAATACCTACATGATAGTTCTCATGATTGTATTTGAAAGATTCTAATAATAACTTTTGTTCTTCTGAATGCTCTACTGGATTAAACGTCCACCCATCACAATTAGTAATAGATATATTACGTAAAATCGCATATTCGCCGTCAGCATATTTAGAGAATGAAAAACATTCTTTATTTTTAAGTTTATTAAAAATTAACTTTAAATCGTTAGTGTAAGACTTCATCTAGTGTATAATTGATCTTTAAAAATTAAAATATTATTCCATAGTTGTTCATTAATTTTTTCAAAACAACCCGTTATATTTAAAGTATCAGCGCCCCACGGTACTTTTAAAAATGAAACAAACTCCTCGCTAGAAGTAATACCAGCAATCTCGTGTTTTTTAGGTATAAGTGTGCGTGAAACCTTAAGCGTTTCATTTTCAAAATCTAAATATACGCTATGGAATGGAGTTTTACTTGTTCTAGGGTGATCATAAAATATAAAATAACCACTAGGTTTATATTGGTTAGGTATCTTAGATAAAACATCTTTGTTTTGTTGAAACATACTCAAAGCAGCAGAAGATATTTCATCCAAAGAGTGTGTTTTTGGTTTGGGATCAATGACCCTCTTTTCTTTATATACATATTCCCATTTATCAATTGCATCTTTGTCAGGATTGCTAATATGATCGTTATAAAACAGAGGAGTTATATTATTATCTAATTCTAGCAAATGAGATGGTTTTACAACATAATCATTTAAATACGAATTATAATATTTGCAAAAGTAACAAAAAGAAGCAAAAGGAATTGTTACTTTAGGATTAAATTTTGATTTATAGTATTGAAAGCGCTCTATGTGAAAGTTATGACCTTTTTCTTTTAAAAGTTTTTTATTAGCTTTGTTCGCGTAATAACCAGCTAAACTAAACTGCATCCACCAATAATCGATAGAAGGATACATACTAGTTAAAACATTAACTTCTGAATCCGTTAAATACGCATCATTTTGATTTAATAAGACTTTATCGTCTATTTCAAAAACAACCGCTGAATCATGACCTGTAGGAAATGTACATAAGGTGAGACTATCATTAATAAATGTTTTTAGATTAGGTTGTAAGTATGAAAAATTAAAGCCAAGTTTTTTAAGAGCGATTTTAACGTTGTCATTATTTCTATACGGTAAATATATAGTAATATTATTATCCGGTAAGTACTCTTTAATTTGTTTTAGAGTTCCCCAATGTAAATGATCTGGGTGTTCGTGACTAATGACAATTTTGCTTAACTTTTCTATACCTTCAATTTCACTAATTTTAGTATCTCTAAGCAAAGACCATGAGTTATTAAATATTCGACCACTATACCACGGGTCCATTAATAATAAGTCATTATCCCACTCAATCGAAAACGAAGCATGATTTATAAATTTTATCTTACAATTCATTCAGTAATGTGTCGCATATTTTTTGACTAGAATTACCGTCTCCATACGGACAAGTCGCGACCCAACTTGGATCGTTATTAATTATATCAACTAAATCTTTTAAATCAACAGGTTTTTTACACATGTGTAAATGTCCGGTGTAAATACCTTCTGGTCTTTCAGTCGTCTTACGACATACGATTACTTTTTTATTTAGAAAAGAGCCTTCCTCTTGTAGTCCGCCACTATCTGTAATAATAAATTTTGATTTTGCAATCATATCTATCATATCATTATAGTTCATCGGGTCAACACAACGCACATTCGTTAAAATATCTATGTGTTTTTTAACATTAGGGTTTGCGTGAACAGGTAGAATAAAATTTAAATTAGAATACTCTTTTGCGATATTATTAAGCTCAGTAAACCACTGATCAATTACTGAATGATTCTCTCTTCTATGTAGAGTAACTAGTACCGTGTCTCCGTAACTACATCTACTTTTATATTCTTTTAAATTATCTAACACTGTATTTCCTACAGTGTATATTTTACCTAAAACATTCTCGTTTCTTAAATTTTGCGCGCTTTCCTCAGTTGGGCAAAAATTAATATCTGCTATACGAGATATCATTTGCCTATAAGCTTCTTCAGGGTAAGGATTTAATAGATCGTTTGATCGCAAACCTGCTTCTAAATGTATTGTTTTTATATTATTGTTAAAGGCAGCGAGAGTAACAGCATATGCTGATGCTGTATCGCCTTGAGTGAGAATATAATCCCAGTCTGACCACGGTAAGTCTGCTCTTAACACACTTGCAATAACATTGTTTAGTCTATTGTTGTTACTATTGTCAATAGCTATTTCCCAATCAAAATGATGAGAGGTAAGCAGATCAGTATGTTGACCTGTAAATAGACAATTATACTCAATATTATTTTGTTGAAAAGCTGTAATAAGTGGTTTAATTTTTATCCACTCAGGTCTCGTACCAAAGCTTAATAATATCTTCATGCTTCTAAAAACTTATATCCTTTTTCTACTAATTCATTAAAATATTTTTGCATTTGATTTAATCCTGTTGAGGTATGAGATATAGCTGCTGAGTCTGTTCCAACCTCCCACCCTATTTTGTGATCACTACCCCATAGGCGAGTATTGTTAACTGGATGAGGCGGAACATATGTCCCTAAATTCATAAACTTTTGTAATGTATAACTAAAGTGCATATCTTCCCCAGCTATAGTATAGTCGGCTTCCGGTAATTCTCTTAAATAGGCAGTAAGATGCTTTTTTCTAAAAAACCAATTATGTCCTACTAAATCAACTTGAGTTACCTTCTCGTTAGGAGCCGTCCAACCTACGTCATAATGATCTCTATAGTTGTTTTTATCTCTAAATACTACTCCTCTCGAACCATATAAACCGTCTTTTTTATTAATATGAGTAATGCAATTTTCTAGCCACATATCGCCAGGAAACGTATCGTCGTCAATAACACAAACATATTCAGTAGTACAATTTAATGCGAAGAAAAATCTTGGCCAAACTCCTAGGTTTTTATTACAACGGGCAATGGTAGCGTGCTTTTCAATAGTCGGGTGTATAGTCTGATCAGCGTCCGCAGCGTTTACCCATATAAAAATATCTTTTGGTTTTATAGTTTGCTTAGATATACAGTTCCATTGCGCGTTTAAAAGGTTTAAACGCTTATATCCATTGAATATAACGGTGATATCTTCTTTAGACATTTATAAACTCGGTTGCGATAGCATGTTTGTTGAACTTATCTAAATTATCTTCTGTATGCCAGTATACTTTTTTTATTTTACCTGCTTTATCTACATCGAACTGTAAGACTCGTTTACCAGATAACAACCCTTCTATAGAAGTACGGCCTAAAAATATACCAGAAACAATATCACATTCTTTATAAAGATTTTCTACATCCCAGCGTGGTTCTTGAGTCGTAAAATTTGGATGTACTGTACTATAATCATTTCTTCCAACATGTAGCACTTTAAAATTCTGCTTAACAGATAAATCTAACAGGTACCGTAAGGGTTGATAGCGTAGATAATCTAGACTACCAGGAAATATTACTACCTTTTCTTTATTTTTATTTTTCTTTTTACAATTTTTAGGGTTGAACCGCTTTAAATCAAACGGATTGTAAATTAATTTTACTGGTTTATTAATATTGAAAGACCTTATATAATCTACTATAGAAGGTCTTATACCTACATATAAGTCAATCTTATCATTTATTACTGGTTGCTCTAAATCTATAACCTCAGAGTGTATAACGTTAATAACCTTTTTAGCTTTTACGTCCTTAATATATTCCCATATTATTCTACCATGAGAAAATATAAGTAAGTCATAGTTTTCTTTAGTAATTGTATCTTTTGTAGGTAAGGAAATACCTGTAGTTTTATCTACTAACGGTCCATTAGTAAATTGAGAGTATATAGACACATCATGCCCAGCATCTTTTAAAGCAGAACCTAATTCATAAAAATATATCTCTGAACCGGTAAACTCTCTATAAGATAAACACGCGAGCAATATTTTCATCATATATATTTTAGTAGTATAATTGAAAAAATCAAATAAATATTAATATATGGCAAGAAAAGGAAGGGTTACGCCTATGTCTAAAACACAGCAGGTTGGTGCTAGAAAGATCTCAAAAAAGACAAAAATAAACGATACCGAAATTGCAGAGAGTATTGAAAAAAATACATTTTTAAGTTTTAATATTTCTCAAAAGTATACACTAACTCAAGCACACGATGAATTTTTAGATATATGTTTTAAAGAAGCATGTAAAATGTGTATGATTGATGGGCCAGCAGGTTCAGCTAAAACCTATTTAGCTGTTTTTGTAGCTTTACAGCTATTACGCACTCAAAAAATAGAAGAAATTGTATATATACGTAGCGTTGTAGAATCAGCTTCTAAGAGTATGGGTTCTCTCCCTGGAGAGGTAGAGGAGAAGTTTCTTCCATGGAGTCTACCACTTTTAGAAAAGCTTAATGAACTATTAGACAAGCCAACTATAAACAATCTAATGACTGAGGGATATGTAAAGTGCGTACCTGTTAATTATACAAGAGGTTTAACGTTTAAAAACGCATGCGTTATTATAGATGAATCTCAAAATCTTACTAGAGAAGAACTAACTACAATTTTAACTAGATTTGGTGAGAATTCTAAGTATATTGTAGTTGGAGACACTCAACAAAGTGATATTGGTAATAAGTCAGGCTTTAAAGCTATATTTAACGCGTTTAATACTGCAGAATCTAAAGAGTTTGGGCTATTTGGCTTTAAATTTACTGAACTTGAAATCGTACGATCAGAGATATTAAAATATATTGTTAAAGTATTAGAGAAATTAAAGATGAAACGTTAATGCTTTACGCATTCTCTCAAGAAGAGTACGTTTATTTTGACCAGTTTCTACTAAACGAGCATATTCAGCTTTAAATGCTTCGAGAAATTCTGGGGATAATTCTAATTTACGAGGATAAAAAGAACGAACCTTTTTAATCATATATTTCTCACAAACCTTATCATACTCTTTCATTTAAGTATTTAATCGTTTGTGCTCATCTTTGTACTTTTCTACTTCTTTTTTGAGTACTGAACCTTCTTCGGGATCAACCTTATCCCACAACTCGTTCATTTTTTCCATATCTTGTAGAGTATCTTCATCTATAAGATTACCAGGCTGGAGAGCGTCACCCTCGGCGTCAATATATAATTTAATTATCTCTATTCTCTCTCTGCGACCACCAAACACTTCGATAATAGCTGGTTTATCATCAACTACAAAGATATTTGTTTTAGGGTTATGTTCGTGATCTCTGTGTACAGCTTTAAAAATATAGTCAATTTCTTCAATTATTTTTTGACCAGTATCCCTTACCCCATCTTCGACTATATCAATAGGAGCCGCTTTAGTTATAGGTACAAAAAAGATAATATCTAAGTTTCTAAAACTCTCTCGAACTAAAGGCAAACACGAACTAACAAACTCTTCATCGATATCATTACCTTCTTGTTCGCATGCCCACATACTATAAACTAAATTATCCAAAGGACAGCGATCAAAGAGAACATTATCCCCGTTGCGGTATTTCTGTTGTTCTTCAATCTGAAAATCTAAGATTTTACGCTGAGTTTCTTTATTTGTTTTAGAAGAGTGTTCTAATTTATTTTCAGCGATAATATCTCTATAAGTCTTTTCTGGAGTAGTATAGCTTGGCCATTGTTCTAAGAAATCTTTAACTAAAGTCGACTTACCTTGACAAGATGTACCGCTGATTGCAATCCTCATACTTCTATTTATCTGTTAATTGTAATTTTTCAATAATTTGAGATGTAGAAAGACTATCATATTTTTTGAGAATTTTTACTTCTTTACAACAACTGTGAATAGTCCCTCTCTCACATTCAGGGAGAGTATCTAGAGTATAGTCTCCACCTTTTACATATATATCAGGTCGTACATTTTTTAAGAAAGCGCGACAATCAATACTATCAAATATAATAACTTGATCAACACTCTCTAACGCTATAAGAACCTCAGCGCGATTTTGTTGAGTATTATACGGTCTATCTTTTCCTTTAAGTTGTCTAACACTTTTATCAGAATTTAAACCAACGATAAGTTTATCTCCTAATGATCGAGCTTCATTTAAAAACTGAACATGCCCAGCATGTATAATGTCAAAGCAACCGTTAGTAGCAACTATTCTCATACCTTTAACGCCATGTCCCATACAAGTAAATGTAACCTAGGACTAAAATTAAAGCAATGTTTTTTAGCTAACTCTGCGACCATAGGAGCTTTCTCAATATGTTCTGCTCGACTACCAGCACAAGGCATTAACCAAACTCGACCACTAGGGATATCAAACCTATCTACATACTTTTCTATAACTTCATCTAAATCTGACTCTTTATCAATAACAAACTTGAAACCAGAGCCTTGATTAGCATGCCATTCTAGTACTTGTGGTTTGTATCTTCTATCTTCAGGATCGCCATTATTACTGAGTTTAGGAGAAGTAGTAAATGTCGCGCCTACTCTAACCCACTCTTTATCTGGCATAATTGTCGCATTAGTTTCAAAGTCAGTCCTAGGGACCCATCCCCATTCTACTTCCATATGGGATAAAAATCTAAGAAGAGCAGGTTGTTGAACTAATGGTTCTCCACCGGTAATCTTCCATATAGCGCCGTTATATAAATGATCTTTGAATCCTTCTTGCTCGAAATGTTGTAATAGGTCTGCATTAGTAATTTTATTCCTAACACTCCAAGAAATAAAGCTATCACAACCATGAGGAGAATCATCTGAGGCGAAGCCTTTACATGTGAGATTACACATCGATAGTCTCATGAATACCGATGGATAACCAACGTATTCTCCTTCACCTTCTACTGTATAGAATACTTTATCGTCAGATAAAAGTAACGTTTTTGCGCTTAAGTCCTCTTTATAAAGTTCTGTCATTTAAATATATGTCCTTAATGTCTCTTGTCTCAGGTTTAACCTCTTCTTTCTTAGGCTTACCCCAATCAATATTATCCCAGTTGTCGTTGATTTTGCTAGTATTTTCTTTTCGGCGTTTACTACCTTTACCCATATTAGTGTCCTCTATTTATTTTCGCATTTTCATGATTAGCCCAAGACATAACGTTATATTTGTCTTCATAAATAGCAGAGTTCTTCTCATGCTCAAAAACTTCTACTCGTGTCGCGAAACAACGCTTATCTGTTAGCTCTTTAACATACTGATCAGCGGTTTTAAAGCAAAACTCAGCGAACTTCTCAATACCGACCCCACCTTTCATAACACGCAAGTCTACAATACCTTCCTCATGAAGTCTTCGAAAAGACTCTAAAGCAGGATCATTATCTGCAATAACTGTAGTGTGATCAAACTGCTCTTCTAATTTCTTCTTTAGATCTTTTAAACCTCCAAAATCTACAACCCAATTATTTTCATCTAATTCATTAGCACCAAACCAAAACTTACCAATTAAACGATATCCGTGCACGAATCGACAATGCGATGTTGCTTGAGGTTGCCGAAACGCACAACTCCCAAGTTCAATTATCTTAGTACTACTAAACATACGACTATTATAACGATTTCTAAACCGAAATCAAGTGTTGAACTTAAGAAAATATTTCATATAATAGACGCATGGATAACAAGTATGAATGGTTAGGTGAGGATGACGAACTGACCGGAGAAAAGGATGAGATCGCTAAAGAGATTATGGGTGAGGAATATAGTAAAGGTTATTTTCCTCCGATCAGAGTATACGACAATACAGTTAAAGCTGATAAGAAATATATTGCCTCTTTACCTGATCTTCAAAATGGACCTTCTAGCTTGATTCAAGGAGCCGCGGTTCCTATTCAGCAAGTTGGAATACATAACTTCAAATTACCTCTTAATTATAAAAAGAGAAACGGAGATACTATCGA